CCGGTGACGAGAACATGAAGCGGGCGGGCCACATCTATGCGGTCCGCCAGGGCGTTGGCCTGTCCAGCGCGATCTACACAGTGGAGTTCATGCTGGGCGACAACCGCTTTCGGCATGACGGTTCGAACATGATGGCCTGGTGCGTTTCTAACGCGCTGGTTCAACTGAGGGGTAGTGCGGTGTTTGTGAGCAAGGAAACGAGCGGCGCAGGGAAGATCGACCCGCTTGTCGCGCTGCTCAACGCCGCAAAAGTGATGGAGCTGGGGCCGGTGTCAGGTGGACCGACAGAATCGGTCTATGCGAAGCGCGGACTGTTGGTGATCTGATGGGGTTTCTCCGCCAGATGTTCGGGCTGGAGCGCGATGGCGTTTCGCCCGCCGCCGCGGTTCCTGCACCAGGGCCGCAGGCAATGGCGGCCGGAACAATGGTTTCCGTCTCAACGCCGGCCGAGCTCGAAGAGGCGCTTCGTATCGGCAGTGTCGGGGCATCCGGCCAAGTGGTCACCGAGAGCACTGCACTGAAGGTTGCAACCGTGTTTGCTTGCATCCGAATCCGGTCTGGTGCCATCGCGAACACTCCGCTGGGTATCAAGCGCAGAGTGGATGACCGCACTCGAGCAGATGCAACTGACCAGGCCGCTTGGACACTGCTTAACCGGCGGCCGAACAGGTGGCAGACACCCGCAACGTTCAAGCGGATGATGGAAGCTCACGTGCTGCTGCGCGGCGAGGCCTACGCGGTAAAGTCTCGTGGGGTCGGCAACCGAATTGTGGCGCTGACCCCGCTGCATCCCGATCGTGTGCGCAAGGTTCAGCTTGCGAACAACGAGCTCGCCTTTGAATTCATGCGTAAGGACGGTTCTCGGACTGTCCTACCTCAGGATGATGTTTTCAACATTGTCGGGCTGACGCTTGATGGTGTGAACGGGCTGTCAGTGCTGAAATATGCGCGGGATGCCATCGGCTTGGCTCTGGCGCAAGAAGGGCATGGATCCAGCGTTTTTCGCAATGGAGCCAATGTGTCTGCAGCCTTCAAGCTGCCGGCGGGGAAAACGCTGACAGACGAGCAGACGGCTTCGCTCAAGACTCAGCTCGATGAGTACCGGCAAGGCGGTGCGCGCGATGGAAAGTCGATCGTACTCGAAGATGGGCTCGAGTATGAGCAAATGGCTCTTTCGGCCGAAGACGCCCAGTGGCTGCAGAGCCGGGAGTTCAGTCGCACTGACCTATGCATGTTTTTCGGAGTGCAGCCGCACCTGATCGGCATCACTGCTGGCAATACTCAATTGGGTAGCTCGATTGAAGCTCAGTCGCAGGGGTTCGTTACATACGCACTGGAAGACAGCTTTACCGGTTGGGAAGAAACGATCGGGCTCCAGCTGCTGCAGTGGGACCTGCATCCCGATCTGTACGCTCGTTTCAACCGCAATGCCCTGGTGCGCGGAGACATCACAACCCGGTGGAATGCCTACGTAAAGGGCATGCAGTGGGGCGTGATGAGCCCGAACGAGGTCCGCGCGCTCGAAGACATGAACCCGCGCGCCGATGGCGACATCTACTATCCGCCGCCAAACACGGCCGGCAATGCAACCGGAGACAACAATGTCCCTGCGTAACCTGCCTCAGGCCAGCTTGGTCGGTCGGCCAAAGAACTTCCAGTGGGATGCCCCGAGCGATGCAATGGCACGCTGGGCTGAGTTGCCTCAGGCAGCGACCAGCGAAGATGCCAATACCATCACAATTTTTGACCAGATCGGAACAGACTGGTGGACCGGTGAAGGTGTGACCGCAAAGCGCATCAGTGCTGCCTTGCGGTCGATCGGTGCCGGCAAGGATGTGGTCGTGAACATCAATTCGCCCGGCGGCGATATGTTCGAAGGCATCGCAATCTACAATCTGCTCGCTGCCCACGAGGGCAAGGTCACGGTGAACGTGCTCGGCCTGGCAGCAAGTGCTGCCTCGATTATCGCGATGGCTGGCGATACCATCAACATGGGCATCGGCTCATTCCTGATGATTCACAACTGCTGGGCAGTTGTCGTTGGGAACCAACATGATCTGCGTGCGGCGGCGGACACATTTACCGGCTTCGATAAGGAAGTCGCCAACATCTATCACGCTCGCACTGGCCTCAAATTGGCAGACATCGCCGATCTGATGAACGCCGAAACGTGGATGGGATCTGCAGAAGCTCTGAAAAACGGATTTGCCGACGGTACCATCGCCGATCCGGCTCCCGCGGCCAAGGCCAGTACTGGCGCCGACCGGACACTGCTGGCCCGCCGACAGACCGAAGGCGCGCTTGCGCGCGCCGGTTTTACCCGCAGCGACCGTCAGGAGATGCTCGCTGCATTGGGAGGTGCCCAGCGCGATGCAGGCATTCTCCCCCCCGCCGAGCGCGATGCAGGCAACGCAGTCTTGGGTCTACGCGCCCTAATCGAAATCTTCCGCAACTGAGGAAATCAACATGACGAAGCTCCTTTTTCCCCGCGCTCGCGGGATCGTGGCCGTGCGCGCCGATACCAGCGAAATCGCATCGACCCTTGCCGAACTCCACCGCACTTTCGCGACTTTCCGCGAAACCAACGACCGCCGCCTCAACGAAATCGAGCGTGGACGCGAAGATGTGGTCACCAACGAGCATGTTGCGCGCATCAACGCCTCTGTGTCCGAGCTGACTGCAAGCGTGAATGCTCAGCGCGAGCAGCTCGATGCGCTTGCTCTGAATGGGCCCGGCTCTCAGACTGGCGTCTCGGCCGAACAGCGGGCCTATTCGCAGTCGTTCAACCAGTGGTTTCGCAGCGGCGACAACCAGGTTGAAGCTACGCTGCGCGGTCTCGAAGTGCGGGCCGCGCTGACCAGCCAGAGCGATCCGGACGGCGGCTTTGTCGTACCGGTCGAGATGGATGCAGCAATTTCGCGTGTCCTTGCCAACCAGACCGCCATGCGGGACCTGGCCCGCGTCGTTGTCACGAACGGAAGCAGCTACAAGACCCTGATCAGCCAGGGCGGCGCCACTTCCGGGTGGGTGGGTGAAGAGGCATCTCGCGGTGCCACTAGCACCCCGACCCTGTCGGAGATCACCGTGCCCTATGGTGAGATCTATGCGAACGCCTATGCCACTCAGCGACTGTTGGACGATGCGTCGATCGACATCGCTGCCTGGCTTGCCGACGAAGTGGCGATTACCTTCGCCGAGCAGGAAGGTTCGGCCTTCATTTCCGGCAACGGCGTGAATCGTCCGATGGGTTTCTTGTCCTATGCTCCGGTCGCCAACGCGAGCTACAGCTGGGGCAAGATCGGGTTTGTCGCCACCGGTTCGTCAGGCGCATTTGCCACCGCCGGCGCCGATAACTTCATCTCGCTGTATGGCGCACTGAAGCCGGGCTACCGCAACAACGGCACGTTCCTGATGAACGATGCGACTCTCACCGTCGCTCGCGCCTTCAAGGATACCACCAACAACTATATCTGGGCGCCGCCGACGGTGAAGGGCCCCGATACCATCCTCGGCAAGCCCGTCATCACGGACGATGCAATGCCGGTTGTGGCTGCCAACTCGTTCTCGGTTGCCTTTGGTGATTTCCGTCGCGGCTATCTGATCAACGATCGCATGGGTGCGCAGGTGCTGCGCGATCCGTACACCAACAAGCCGTTCGTGAACTTCTACACGACCAAGCGCGTTGGCGGCGGCGTGGTGAACTTCGAGGCCATCAAGACCCTCAAGTTCGCCTGATCGGCCATCCTCAGGATACCCGGCCAAAAATCCGTTTTGGCCGGGCATCCGCCATTTCAGACTCTCAATTTCAAGGATCATCGACATGAAGGATCTGCACAATTCGATCAGCATGGACACGCTGATCGCCAACGCCACCTATTCCGCTGATACGACTCCACCTGCGGTTGATCTGCAGGGCTATAACGGTGCTGAAGTCGTACTTGGCCTGGGTGCCGGCGGCATCACGTTCAGCGGCACCAACAAGATCGAGTTCGTTCTTACCCACTCGGACGACAACTCGACTTACACCAACGTAGCCGACGCCGACATGATCGGTGTGAGCGGCATCACCAATGGCATCATCAAGGCGCTGACCGCTGCCCAGGCTGCTGCCGTGTTTCGGTATGGCTACAAGGGCAGCAAGCGCTATTTGAAGCTGCTGGCGGACTTCTCGGGAACTCACGGGACCGGTACGCCCATTGCCGCCTATGCAATCAAGGGCGAGGCCTTCGTGCAACCGTCGGTCAACCAGGCCTGATCGTGATTGGCGGGGGAGGTGGCTGGTCCAACTCCTCCGCCATCATCTTTCAATATTGCCAGAGCAGCTGGAGGCAGGGAGCCGCCCGATGACGCTTACCCTGGTTGAACCAGCCATAGAATTTCCGGTGACCCTTGCCGACGTCAAGCTGCTGGCCGGCGTGCTGAACAACACGTTCGACAATCTGCTCGACAGTTTTATTCCTGCCGCCTGCCAAATGGTGGAAGAGCATGTAGGCCTGTCACTCAGCACTCAGACATGGTCGGTCGCGCTGCCGTGCTTTGAAGAGGCCCTCGATCTACCCCGAGGGCCGGTGCAGGGCGTCACGTCGATCAAGTACTACGAAGCTGCAGGCGAATTGCTGACCGTTGACCCATCGGTCTGGTCACTTGATTTGGTCAACCGCCCGCCTCGAGTAATTCGCACGCCAACCAAGGTTTGGCCAATTCCAGGATGTCACCCGGAACCGATCAGGGTGGTCTATGTGGCTGGCTATACAGCAGCGGACGAAGTGCCTGCCCTTCTTCGGAGTGCAATCACTTCGTTGGTCGCACACTGGTTTGAGACGCGCGTTATCGGCGATCTGCCCGATGGCATCCGTCGAGCACTTTCGCCTTTCCGGAGGATTTGCATTTGAAGCGCGCCGGACAGCGAAATCGGCTCGTCACGATCGAGCGACTAGCAGATGTCAGCGATGGCCAAGGCGGGCAGGAGCGCAGCTGGACTGCTATCGGCACCGAACTTGTGCAAGCGAACCCTGTTGGCGGTGTCGAAAGCCTTGTTGCCGGAACGATGCAGTCTTCGCAGCCGTGGCGAATCGAGATGCTTTGGCGGCCAGACATCACCAACCTCGATCGCCTCACTGCCAGCTGGCTGCCAGCGGGTGTGTCAATCGCGATCGAGAGTGTGTCGGATCCTGACGGCCTGGGCCGCTTTCTCGTCATCTTCGGCACGGCCAGCAAGGTTTGACCGGATCCAACATTTGAAGGAGAATTCTGATGGCTGATATTAGCATTACGGCAGCGAACGTGCTGACCGGTTCGAATTCGGCGCGCGAAACGGGTATTGCCGGCGCCACGGTAACCGCTGGCCAGGTGGTCTACAAAGAAGCGGCCACTGGCCAGTTCAAGCTGGCTGACTGCAACTCGGCCACGGCAGAGGCGCGGGTGCCTTACGGCGTTGCGCTGCATGGCTCGCTGAACGGTCAGCCGCTGACGGTGCAAACCGCTGGAACAATCACGCCCGGAGCCACTTTGGTGGCGGGCGTGGTTTATTACCTGTCAGGCACCGCGGGCGGCATTCGCCCGGTTGCTGACAACACCACGGGCGACTTCCCGGCAACGGTGGGCATGGCCATTTCGACCACGCAGATGACGCTTTCGTTCGTCGCCTCGCCGGTCGCGCTGTAAAGCATGGCCAGCGGGGTCAAGGGCACGGCATCGCTGCGGCGCCTGCTGCGGCGCTTGCCCGATGCATCACGCCAGGCGCTGGGTGACGAGCTGAAGGCCATCGGTGAACGGCTGTTGGGGCGGGCCAAGGCGGAAACGCCAGTGCGCACTGGCCGGCTGCGCGCCGGGCTGGGCTTCACCGTAGCGGTGAAGACGCTGCAGCTGCGGCTTGGCCTGGTGAAGAAGGCCGACCGCCGCCGATTCTTTTATGGCTACATCTTGGATCAGGGCCGCAAGGCCAAGACCGGAGTGAGCAAGTCTGGCCGGCGCTGGGCCGTGAGCGCGATCGCGCCGAGCCGGTACGAATTCGTGTTTGGGCGGCGCAAGGATTTCCAGCAGAACGAGCTCGCCGCGATGCGCAAGGCGCTGGAGCGCGAGCTGATCAAGGCTTCGCGAGGCGCTGGCAATGACTGATTTTCAGAGCGCGGTGGAAAAGGTGATTTTCGACCGGCTGAGCACGCAGGTGGCCGGCGCGCCGATCTTCCAGCACGTGCCCGAGAACAAGGCCCCGCCGGTGGTGATCGTGGGCGACGTGACGATCGATGATGAAGGCGAGAAGGATGCAGCACTGCTGCGCTTCGAAGTGTCGATCGTCTGCGTGGTGCAGGGCCCTGGCCGCAAGCCGCTGAACGCGCTGCAGGCCCAGGTGCGTGCTGCGCTGGATCGTTGGCGCCCGGGGGCCACGCTGGCCGTGCAGTTTGGTGAGGTGCGGATCGTCGCCACATCGGGGCAGGAAATTCAGGCCGCGCAAGGGCCGGTCTATTACGGGCAGCAGTCTGCTGTTCTTTACGCGCAAGCCGCATAATCAGGAGCAACAACTATGGCATTTGAACTAGGCAAAGACTGGCGCCTGTATGTTGGCAATGGCGCCGGAACGGAAGTGTTCTACGCACTGGGCGGCGAAGGTTCGCTGGAGCATGGTCGCGCATCCGACGACATCGACCTGACATCGAAGGATGATGCCGCCTACAAGAGCGGCAGCTACGGCCTCCAGGCAATTACGCAATCCGTATCGGGCAAGGTCAACCTGCCTGACACAGCGCTCGCGCGCCTGGAAGCCGTTGTGAAGTCGGGCACACCCAACGTGAATGTGCAGATCCGTAAGGGGGCCACGGTCAAGTTTGCCTGCGCAATGGCGGTCGGCAACTTGTCGATCCAGTTCCCGGTTGATGGCCCCGCAACCTATTCCTTCAGCCTGCGCAACAATGGTGCGCCGACTGTGGATGCGCTGTTCTCGTGAGCGATGCCAACGAAACGCGCGGCGAGATCAGCCTGGAGCTGGGCGGCACGGACTACGTTCTGCGGCCAAGCTATCAGGCGATTCAGGCGATCGAGCGCAAGACCGGCAAGGGCTTGCTGGCACTGGCCAGATTGGCCGGCGAAGGCGAACTGACACTGGCCGACACCGCCATGATCGCAGCCGAGTGCATTCGCGCTTATGGGAATGCTATCGACGACAAGATGCTGGCAGCATCCAGTCCCGAAGGTATCGCAGAGAAGGTCATTGAAGCTGAAAATGGCATTGCTGGTGCAATGGCCACTGTCGCCGTCATGCTGGGGCTGGCTGCAACGGGCGGATATACCACATCGGGGGAACTGAAGCCGGCGAAGGTAGATCAGCAGGCGAGCATTTAACGCCGCACCTTCGCCGGATGATGGGCCTGGCTCTTGCGCGCTATCGTTGGTCCGCAGACCAGTTCTGGCAATCGACCCCGCATGAATTCTTTGCCGCCTTTGAGACATTCAAGGCAATGAACAAAAGGAGCAGTTAATGGCTGACAATACCCGCGAACTGCTGGTGCGGGTATCGGCCACCACCGAGTTGCTGCGTTCTCAGCTTACTTCAGCTGAGCAGTCGATGCGCCAATTCGAGCGCACAGCGCAGGTGGCAAATGACAATGTGAACCGCTCGTTTCAGCGCGGCGCGGTTTCGGCGGGCCAAATGCGCTTTGCCATGCGCGACCTGTCCGCGCAGCTGGGTGACATCGGCACACAGTTCTCGCTTGGCGCGCGGCCAATGCAGATATTTGCTTCGCAGGGATCGCAGGTCGCAGGTGCAATTGGCCTGATGGCGGGTGAGGCGACTGCATTGGGCCGGTTCCTGGGTGGCCCGTGGTTCCAGATCCTGACTACGGCAGCGATTGTGCTAGGCCCGTTCGTCGCCAAGCTGTTCGAAGGCGAGGGCGCCATGAAGGCGGTCACAGCCGCTTCGAATGGCATGAGCGATGCCCAGAGCTTGCTTGGCGGTATTTTCGACACCACGACCGGCAAGATCAAGTCTCAGAATGAGATGTTGCTGCTCAATGCACGCATCATGGCTGTCAATCTGCGCGCGGAGGCATCAGCCAAGCGCGATGCCAGTGTCGGGACACTGAATGATGCATCGTTGGGCCGCGAGGGCGTTGGCTATCAGCTGGCCAATCCATTCCGAACCCGTGACCAGCTCAACAGCGGCGGCAAACGTGCGCGATCGCTGCAAACGACAGTTGCAAATGTTCAGTCCGGACGGACTTCTTACTCTGCTGCTGCCAAGTGGGCTGAGACGTTCAACTTTACCGGCCTGACCGTTGACCGAGGCCAGTTTCTGCAGGCGATCTCGGACCGCGCCACGGCAGAGGGCAAACGTAAGATCGCCGACTTGATCGACCAGAGTCTTAACTCTGGAGCATTGGCGCCCACGCTGCGGACAGCGGCAAAGGGGCCGGCGCGCACTCGCACAGCCGGGCGATCGAGTTCGGGCAGCGGTGACGTTGATCCGCTGACAAAATATTTTGACAATGCCGACAGCCAGAACTCGCAAGGTCTATCGAGGGCGATGGAAGAGCGCGTCAGGCTGCTTGGCAAAGCCGCCGAGGAACAGTGGTCAGAACAGCGCAAACAGATCCTGCAGTCCGCCGAATATGAATATGACCAGCGAGTAGCGACTGAGGAAAAACTGCGCAGCGTGCGCGAGGCGCAGCTGGGCACTCTTTCCGGACTTTACGAAGATCTGTTCCGCGGCGGCACCAAGGCGATTTGGGATGATTTCAAGCAAATCGGCCTGCGCGTTGTTGCGCAGGTGCTGGCAAAGTTTACCCTGGCGAAGCTGTCTGGCGATAATGGTGGCTTCAATCTGGGAAGTGCTATCAGCGCAGCCATCCCCGCAATCTTGGGCTTTGCCGATGGTGGTCGCCCACCATTGGGCCGTGTCTCGGTCGTGGGCGAGCGCGGGCCAGAGCTATTTGTGCCCGATGTGGCCGGCACGATCGTGCCCAACCATGCCTTGGGCGGTAGCGGACAGCAGATCGTGATCAACATGCCCAACGCCAGCCAGGAGACTGTGGCGATGGTGCGGCGCGAGATTCTGAATGCGGCGCCTATGATCGTGGCTGCGGCCAATGGCAGCACCATGCGCCAGATGAACCGGAGGTCGCTGTGAGCCTGATCACGCCGCCAACGGCTCTACCGATTCGGCGCATCCAGTGGGAGCTGCGACAGCCGCATCAGGTCAACCGATCGGGCTGGACCGGGCGGCGCCAGGTGCTGACCACGCCGGGCGGATCAATGTGGATGTGCAGTGCCGATTTCAAGCCGATCCGGCTACAGGCCAATGCCAAGCCTTGGATTGCCTTTTTCCAATCGCTGGAGGGCCAGCTGCACTTCTTTCCGGTGATTGCAGTGGAGCAGGCCCAGCACGCCGGTGCCAATCCCACGGTGGTATCGGGTTCAGCCGGCGCGCGGGCGATCACTCTTTCCTTCACAGTGGCGGCGCTGGGCGCTGGTGATAAGCTGACGGTAAAGCTGGTGGACGGCACCTATCAACTGGTGACTTTGACTGCGCCGATGACAGGAGCGGTGGCCAGCTTTGTGCCTGCGCTGCGCAATGCGGCCGCAACCGGCGCCGGTAGCGTAGAAACGGCGCTGCCGTTCGCACACGTGTCGCTGGTTTCCGATAGCTGGAGCTACGCGGTTGATCCGGGCCAGATCTATACCTTTTCGTTCGATGCCGAGGAATCATTTTGATGGCCTTGCCTGACAGCACCGCCGGAGCTCAACTGGCCAGCAGCAGCTTCGCCGTGGCCTGGCTAGCCTATCTGAACATTGCCGGCGATCCAGTGCGCGCTACCACGGCGGGGCGCTCAATCAGCTTTGGCACAGTGGGCGATGTCGACCTAAACGGGCAGACCTTCGATGCGGTGAATCCTTCGATGGTTTCGGTGACCGACGTGAAGAACGCCGAGGGCGGCAGCGACACGATCAGCTTCACGCTTTCCGGCATCGTTGGCCCGGACAGCGATCTGCTGAATCTGCTGGGCGATCCATCGCAGTGGCGCGGCAGAACAGCGCGGCTATGGGCGGTGATTTATGACGAGGCTGGGGCGCAACAGGGAGCAATCTGGCCGGTCTACACGGGCCGGATGAGCGCAATGCAGATCCTGGGTGATCCTTCGCAGCAGACGGTGAAGCTGGATGTGGAAAGCTATCTGGCATCAATGAAGCAGGCCAGCAATCGCACCTATCTTGACCAGGCCAGCTTCGACCCGGTGGACAATACCGCGGCGCTGAAAATCGGTGTGGCAAACGGCATGGTCAAGGGGGTGACGGGTCAGGGCAGCTATAATGATCCGTCCGGTAGCACGCGGTTCGAATCTTACGAGCAAATGTACTGAGATGCGGCAATTAGACTGGGAAGAGGCTTTGTCAGATTATCTGGCAGGGCATGGCGAAGCCGTGTTTGCATGGGGAGAGTGCGATTGCGCGCTCTTCGCCGGTGGCGCGGTGAGCGCCATGACGGGAATCGATCCCTCTGCCGAAGTGCGTGGCCGGTACAAGACCGCACTGGGATCAGTGCGGGTGTTGCGGCGCCTTGGGTTTGATCATCTGGAAGATTTTGTGGGGCACTTGTTTGCCGAAGTTCCGCCCTGTTCGGCTCACCGCGGCGATCTGGTGATGGTGCAGGGTAATCTCGGCATATGCATTGGTCGGATGGCCGTATTTGTCGGCGAAGACAATGGGGAGCCAGGGCTGGTGCAGCGCCCTATGCAGGACTGGGAGCATGCCTGGCGCGTTCCCTTTGCCGAATAAGTCATGGGCAAGGTTCTCAAAATAGCGGCAGCCGTTGTTGGCATAGCTGCGCTGGTAATTCCCGGCGTGGGCGCGGCGATTGGTATGGCCTTGTTCCAAATCGGGCTTGGTGCGGGGCTAGGCGTGGCTACCGCAGCCGCCGTCGCCAACGGGGCTTTGCTCAGCTTGATGGTGGGCGGCGTAGTTTCTTCCCTTGGGGCGGCCGCCAGCGCGCTGGGTATCGGACCCAAACCGCCAAAGGAATCCTTTGCCTCGGCCGATCGGCTGAAGGCCAATCTCGATCCACGTGCCGGTCGCAAGATCGTGTTCGGCTATACGGCCGCAAACACCGATGTTCAGTATCAAGAATTCACGGGATCGAGCCAGGATACCCTAAACACGATTATCACCCTGGCCAGTCATGCGCTGCATTCGATCGACGAAATCTGGTTTGATGAAAAGTTGGCCTGGAGCAGCTCAGGTGGAATTGGCAGCAGCTTTACCGGCTTCCTGGCTGTCACGACCCGAGCAGAAGGAACGGCGGCCAATGCTTTCACGATTACCGGATCGAGCAGCTGGACGTCGTCGGCAAGCCGCATGGTTGGCAATGCCTATATCTGGCTGCGCTATACCCTTTCAGGAGAAGCCAGCCCATTTGCCTCGGCCGTGTCGTCTAGAATCACTATTCGGGCGCGCGGGGCCAAGCTTTACGACCCGCGGCTCGACAGCACTGTCGGCGGATCAGGATCGCATCGCGCGGATGATCAATCAACTTGGGCTTGGGTAAGCGACGACGTTGGACGCAACCCGGCGCTGCAATTGCTATGGTATTTGCTGGGCTGGCGGATCCAGAATCCATCGACCAGCCAGTGGAAACTAGCAGTGGGACTGGGTCTGCCAGTCGATCGCATTGATATTGCGAGTTTCATCGCGGCCGCCAACATCTGCGACGAAACCGTGACCCTGGCGGCGGGCGGCACTGAGCCGCGGTATCGTTGCGATGGCGTGTTCAGTGAGGCTGACGATCCTGGAATAGTGTTCGACAATCTGTGTGCAACGATGAACGGGGTGCTGCGCGACAATGGCGGACAGCTCGCGTTGGAAGTGCTGCACAACGATCTAGGCACACCGATCGTCACCTTAACTGAGAGCGATGTGATCGATGGCTTCTCCTGGCTACAGGCCCCGCCGCTGGATCAGAGCTTTAATGTGCTGCGGGGCCAATATGTTGATGCGTCAGACGCCGGATTGTATCAGCCGGTAGACTATCCCGATGTAGTGCTGGACTCGCCCGATGGGCTGGACCGGCCCAAGACTTTCAACTTTCCGATGGTGCAAAGCGCAAGCCAGGCCCAGCGCCTGGCCAAGACCTATCTGCAGCGGGCCCAATATCCCGGCACGTTCAGCGCCGATTTTCTAGCCAGCGCCTGGCGATGTCAGGTGGGCTCGGTGGTGCGGCTGACCTTTGCCCCGTTGGGCTTCGCCAACAAGCTGTTCCGGGTGGCAGAGCACTCGATCCGGGCGGATGGCCGCTGCCCTATGGTGCTGCGCGAGGAGAACGCGGCAATTTATGCCTGGTCGGCAAGCGAGGCCCCGGCTGTCACGGCTGCGGCGCCGATCAGTTACAACCCGTTGAACGATCCGATCCGCACTTCCATTGCCGAGACGTTGGCGCTGGCCGCCGCGCGCGGCAAGGTGTGGACCCAGTCGACCATCCCGACGCTGGCAGAAAGCAACCCGGGCGATACGTGGATTGCCCCCGATGGGACCTTCTATGATCGGGTGAACAGTGCCGGGATCCTGCTGGGCGGCTTTGCCATTACCCTGGAAGGGTTCCGGCCGCAGCTCGCGTGGACCGAGGCGGCTTCGCAGCCTTTGCGCGACACGATCACCCAGGCGAACAGCGCGACGACTCAGGCTGCTGCGGCCAATGCTGAACTGGCGAACATTGCCAGCGACAATCTGTTGTCTAAGGGCGAGAAACCTCAGGTCATCCTTGATGTTTCAGCGATCCAGACGGAGCAAGGCGGGATTGACGCCCAGGCAACCGCCTATGCGATCACGACTGAAAAGACGGCTTACGACGGCGCAGTTTCGGCGCTGACCAGCTATCTGGCCACGCTGACCTCACCGACCCTGTGGAGCGATATCAGCGGTGACACGACGATCGTTGGAACCACGTTCCGGACCAACTTCGCCAACGTTTATTCGACCCGGCAGGCCCTGCTGAACGAGATTGCGGCGGTGGCTGGCACGCTGGCGGGTTGGGCCGGCATTTCGGGCGCCGGCAAGCCCGAAGACAGCGCCGACGTGACCAGTCTGATCACCGGCACTTCGATCGTTACGATCAACAAGTCCTACACCGGCGCCGTCATCGACACTCTGCCGCAAACCCGGCCCTTTGTCCTCAACCGGCAAGGCGCTGACGTCACCACGTCGGCGACGTGGTCGGCATCGGTGATCAGCGGGACCATGGCGGTTTCGATCACTGATGGCGTGCTGTCGATTGACGCTTCGGGGGGCATTCTCACCGATGGCCGCGTGCGAGTGCAGGCGGTTTATGGTGCGACCACGCGCACCTTCGACGTGACAGTGACGACCTCTCAGCAGGCCGCGCCCTCGGGCAGTGTCACCGGCGGGGTTAACGGCAGCACCAGTTCAACGACATTCACTGCAGTTGGCGACGAGTTGACGCTAAATGCCGGTGCTGGCGGCGATGTGATTTTGTCGGCTGAATACAGCTTCACCACCACGACCAGCGGCACCTATTCGGAGAAGGCGCGCTGGTACAAATGGAACGGCTCGGCCTATGTCGCGATCGGCACGGCCGTAAATAGTATTTCCGTTTATGTGCAAAGCCTTGGCGATCCCGGCATCGGAGATTGCAACTTCACCGATAGCGGAAACACGCCGGG